GGTTGGAAAACCGCAATAGTTGGCTACTTTTGTGGTCTAAAATTGGTGGAAAAATGGAAGTCCATGAAAATACTGCAATAAACTATAAACCGTATGTGTTTAGTCCAGAAGATGTGTTCCGTGGATTCAATGCAGATTTTTTGGACGAGGGGAAATGTCGCGTATGGATTATGTGGTTATTGCATCGCGATGAAACCATTTGCCCGGGATGTGGATCTCCGATCGCTGAAAGGACGTTGCAGAGTTTTTGGCAATGTAAGCGGGTTCGGTGCGACAGTTGCGGAAAATACTTCACAGCTTTGACGGATACTTTTTTGAGTGGGTGCCACTTTCATTTTCGGGAAATAGTTTTGTTGTCGCTACTGATTGCCCTGGGCGTCCAGGATAGACAGATTGCGACGATGTTAAAAATAAGTACTGAGAACGTCCGGCTCTGGAAATTAAAATTCAATGGCCACAGATAACAGCAAAGAAGAAAAGAATACATTCGCCAACGTGCTGCGCGTGCTGGACTATCTGACGGGAAATAATTGGAAAGTCAGCAGGGCTCTGATTTACGAGCACAAAAAAGATAAATTATTGCGGCCGCGTGAAGACGGTCTCTTTCATCTGGCTGATGTCAAAAAGTATGCCGCGAATTTTTTACATCGCATCGATGGATCCGGTGGATCTGATTCCGATCGTATCGCTAATGAAAAAGCACAGGCTGAGCTCGATAAGACCAAAGAGCAGCTTGAGCGCCTCAGGTGGAAGAGGAAGATGGAAGCCGGAGCGTTCGTTCCCCGGGAAGCGTTCGAGCAGGAACTGGCCAAGCGGGCGGCGGTGTTTAAGTCCGACGGTGAAAACTTCATCCGGGCCGGCGCGGAAAAAATCATCGCCCTGGTCGGCGGGGATCCGGCGAAAGCGCCGGCATTGATCGAGTATCAGCTGGACGCTGAAGCTGACCGGCTGAACCGGTACTCCGGAGACAAAGAATTCAAGGTTCCGGCGCCCATAGTTGCGGCCGCGGCCGCGGAGCTGCAGGATACAGAAGATGAGGAGGATGAGTAAAATGGCTTTAAAGCTTTTTGAATTTCGGCAGAGTCTTGAATGCGCTGTCGTAGTCGCTGCTGAAACAGAAGCGCAAGCGCGGGATGCTATTAAAACATGGGAAAAGGCCTGGATTGAAACCGGAGATTTTTTGGGGGTCGATGGTGAGCCAGATCTTGTAGATACCAGGGATCCACGATCGCAAGACCCTGACGATTTACGGGATGAAGCTCATGAAATAGTCAAGGCAGTAGGGCCGAATTCGTCCGCCTTGCCTTGCTCTTTTGGTGAGTAACTTAACAGAGACAGAGTCGACAGCCGCGCGAAGGGGGGCACGGGTAGCGGCGGGCCCCGATATAAGATTTATAACTTTTGAAAGGGAATGATTATGGAACAAAGAATTTTTAAAGAAATAGTGTTGACGATGCTGCAGCCGAATCCTAACAACCCGCGAAAGAATTTTTCCGGACCGAAATTTGACGAACTGGTTGCTTCAATCAGACAGGTCGGCGTGATTGAACCGATTCTAGTCCGGCCATTTGGAAAATCCGATTACTATGAGATCGTTGCCGGTGAACGTCGATTCCGGGCGCGGAGTATCGTCGCTTCGGAAAACGGTGGACCGGAACACGCCACGATCCCAGCCGTTGTCCAGGAAATGACCGATGATGAGGCGTTCGACCTCATGACGATTGAGAACCTGCAGCGCGAGGATCTGACCGAACTGGAAGAGGCGCAGAGCTTTAAAATCTACCTGGATAAAAAGGGCAAAGATGCTTTGCCCGAACTCGCGGAGCGCACCGGGATCAAACCTCAGTATATCCGCCGCCGGGTGGCTGTGCTCACCCTTCCGGATAAAGTCATTAAGGCCTGGGAATCAGGCACCATCAAATACGGCCACTGTGAACAGCTGGTGCGCGTGAAGGATAAAAAATTGGTACTCGATTATCTGGATCGGCTGCTGAAGAAAGATAACTGGCGCCACATTGAAACCGTCCAGGACCTGAAAAGAAAAATTAACGATCATGCTATTCCGTTAAAAAATGCCAAGTTTAAGTTGGAAGATGCCGGATGTCTCACCTGTTCATCAAATACCGATTGCCAGAGCGCATTATTTGAAGATGAAAAGTATGACAGCGTCTACTGCACAAATTCGGCATGCTTTAAAGATCATCAATCAAAGTGGTTAAAAGAAAACTGGAAAAAATACGGTAAGCAGGCGGGCACAAATGGCTTCCGGTTTGAAGATGAGCTTGATTATGGCCATTTCAACAATTTCGCAGACGACGGCAATCCGGGGGAAAAGTGCAAGGAATGCTCTCACTTTGTTTCGCGGATAAAAAGCGACGGAAAATTTCAAGAGCGACAGGCCTGTATCGGGGACAGATCATGCTTTGATCAAGTCATTAAAATAACGAAAGCCGCTGCATCCAAGGATAAGAAAGCTGCCGCGGGAAAAACGAGCGGAAAGAAAACGGACAATGCAGCGGCCGCGGACATTCCGCGCATCGCCTGGAACGGCGAATACTTCAGGGAAGGTTTTTATAAGAACAGGATACCAGAGGCGATATCGGCGCTGAACATTTCAGATCTTCGCTGCCTGCAGCTGTCACTGATGGCAATCATCAAGTCCAATAATGACAGCCGCATCAAATTTGCAAACCAATGGATTCCGAAATATGAGAAAAAGAAAATCACATGGCACCATGACGTCGAAATAAACGACGTATGGAAAAGAATCACATCGATGACCGCTGATGAAGTATCCCAGGCCCATCGTGATCTGGCCAGGGAAATCATCATGCAGGCGGGAATAGTCACGGCCGATGAGCGGCACTGGGCGGCGGCGTTTCTGGATATCGATCTGGCCAAAGAATGGCGCCTCACGCAGGAATACCTGGATAAAAAAACCACTAAAGAAATTTTGGACATGATCGTCAGGTTCGCGATTGATAAAGACGAAAAGGCCCAGAAATTCCTTTATGAAACCCTGGGTAAAAAGCGCGGAAAGTTCGACAGCTGCAAAAAAGGCGAACTGGTTTCTCTTATACTCGAATCCGGTATTGACCTGGCCGGCAAGGTCCCGGCCGAGATCCTGAAAGTGGGGAAGTAAATGTCCGCAAAAAAAATTATTCAAGCTGCCGATCTTTTTTGCGGCGCCGGTGGGACATCATCTGGACTATATTGTGCGTGTGAACGTTTGGGTAGCCCACTCAGCCTTGTGGCCGTGAATCACTGGGCAGTCGCGATCGAAACGCACCGGGCCAACCATCCGGACGCCCGCCATATTTGTGCCACACTTGAAAGCATAGATCCGCGCGAGGCAGTTCCGTCCGGACACCTGGACATCCTTGTCGGAAGCCCTGAGTGCACGCATCATTCTATTGCCAGGGGTGGTAAGCCAGTCAGCGATCAACTCCGAGCGTCCGCCTGGCATATCCTACGCTGGGCGGAATTATTGACCATCGACAACATCTTGATTGAAAACGTTCGGGAATTCAGAGACTGGGGACCGACGGATGGAAATGGGAAACCCATCAAGAGCCGCAAGGGTGAAACTTATCAAGCATTTTTGCAGGCGCTGCGGTCCCTCAATTACAACGTGGAAGATCGAATATTAAATGCCGCCGATTATGGGGATCCCACTTCCAGAAATCGATTGTTCGTCATGGCCCGCCGCGGTGCTAAAAAGATTATTTGGCCGGAAGTGTCATTCGGAATAGAATCAAATCCGTATAGAACTGCCCGGGAAGTGATCGATTGGCGTCTGCCCGGCGAATCCATCTTTAAAAGAAAAAAGCCCTTGGCTAGAGCAACCATGGCCCGGATCGCCGCCGGACTCCGGAAGTATGGCGGAAAAAACGCCGAGCCGTTCCTGATTATGATGTACGGGTCTAATGACGCAAGATCGATCTATAGACCGATGCCAACAATCACGGCGGGCGGTCAGCATATCGGACTTTGCAAACCATTTCTAACTCATATCACGCATACGGGCGGTGATCGTGTCCACAATATTGATGATCCGGTCCCGACAATAACTTGCGCCCATCGCGGTGAAATGGCCTTGGTTGAACCTTTTCTTGTCCGATATCACGGCAATCATCCAGGCGATAACGATTCCGAACGCCGGACGCATTCCCTTAATAAACCATTGCCGACGCTGGATACGTCAAACCGCTATGCTCTTTGTGAACCATTCATTGCTATAATGAAGGGAAACAGCAAAACAAGAGACATCGATAGCCCATTGCCAACCATCACTACAAACCCGCATCTGTATTTCTGTGAGCCATTTATAACGATGTATTACGGACGATCGAAAGCCTCCAGTGTCGACGAACCACTAGACACCATCACCACACGGGACCGTTTTGGATTGGTCGAACCCTGTGTTGACGGTAACACGGTTTACGATATCCGTTTCCGGATGCTCCAGCCGCATGAGCTCGCGGCGGCCATGTCTTTTGGCAAGGATTATCAATTCGCCGGGAATAAGACAGACAAGGTGAGGCAAATAGGCAATGCCGTACCGGTACGAACGGCAACAGAATTGTGCCGTCAATTATTGGCCAGTTGAAGAAGGTTTAAAAGTTAGTGAACAAGCCGACCATAAATCATATCTCGTTTATTGGCCACGATACCGCATGGCATACGCGGACCTTTTTGCCAATCTTCGACAGTAAACTTATTTGGGTTGAAGATGCAAAATGTGACGATTGCAAGTTGGCGTCCCGCTGCCATCCGATGGTGCAGGAAGAGAATGGTCATTGTTATCATAAATTATGCACATTAACGGTAATTAAAGCGAAACTGATCAAGGCAAACGAAATTCTATGAACCCGTCCTCTTCCACATACTCCCCCACCCTTCCGCCGGCGATGCCGCCGCTGGATCCGGACAGTTTTGTCTTCACGCCAGGGGAGCGGCGCGTCTTCGCGCGGAAGGAAAAGCTGACTGTCTGGCAGCATGCTGAAAAGACGCGGGTGATCACCGACGGCAATATCAAGGGGCCGTGGCGTAACAGCGTTACGCCGTACACCATCGGCCCGATGGACTGCTGGACATGGCCCAGCGTCCGCAAGATCTTTTTGATGTGGGGCCCGCAATCGGCGAAAACGCAGGTCGCCTTCAACTGCATGAACTACTCGATCGAGCATGACGGCCAGTCCGTCATGTACGTCATGCCCGACGAGAAGGTCTCCCGGCGCATCGGAAAGCGCCGGATCATCCCCATGTTCAAGGCGTCGCCGGCGATGAGCGATCTGTTGAGCCCGCGTTTCGACGATACCACTACGCTGGCTGTCAGCTTTTTGAATGGTGCGGACCTGATGATGGCCTGGGCCACGTCCGCGGCCGAGCTCAGTTCAGAGTCCGTCCCGATCCTGATCCTCGACGAGCGCGACAAATTTCCGGAATACTCCGGGAAGGAAGCCGATCCCCAGGACCTGGCCGAGATCCGGTCGACCACATTCCCGCACACGTCCAAACTTTTGGAGATTTCCACCCCGAACCTCGAGACCGGAATCGCCGCGGACATCGAAGCCGAGGCGGATGTCATTTATCACTTCGCGCCCAAGTGCCCGATCTGTGGTGATTACAGGATCATGGAATTCGAACAGATCATCCTGCAGGAAAACATCAAAGACCCGCGGGAGATCATCCGCCGCCGGCTGGCCTATTATCAGTGCAAGGCCTGCGGCATGCTCTGGGATGATTATATGCGCAACCAGGCCGTCCTGGACGGCTTGCAGAACCTGGATTCTTTATATGGCTGGATTCCCGACCGCGTTGTCGAGAACCCGGTCGCCGTCGCCTTCCATCTGCCGTCCTGGAATTCGCCCTTTGTTTCGCTTTCCAGGGTGAAGGCGGCGGAGATCCGCGGCCACGATAGCCGAAAAAAGCAGATGGTCTTTGTCACCCAGATCAAAGTCGAGCCCTGGAAAGAAGCCGTAGAGAAGCCGAAAAAAGAAAGTGAACTATTGAAGGCCCGCGCCATGAACCTGGCGCCGATGACAGTTCCGGAAAGCGCCCTGGCACTGACATTCTGTGCCGACGTCCAGAAGGCCGGTTTCTGGTTCAGCGTTTGGGCCTGGGCGCGAGATGTCCGGGGGTTGACAGGATGGCAGATCCATTATGGCGCCGTGGCCACCTGGACCGAAATAGAGCATATCCTGTACGAAACCGAATACCCGATCGTCGATGGATCCGGGACGATGCGGATCTGGCGCGCGGCGTTCGACACCGGCGGCGGCAAGAAATATGAAGACATGAGCATGACCGAAGAGACCTATTGGTGGATCATCGCCAATTTTTACCGCGGCGTCCAGCTCTGGGGAACCAAAGGATCGAGCCGGCCGATCCCCGGCCTTGTCCGGAAAGGCGAAGCCCTGTTGAAGACGCCGTCCGGGAAGAAACTACCGGACTGGTTTCACCTGGCGCTCATCGACACCGAAAAAATAAAAGACCTGGTCCACTACGGTTTTGACCAGGCCATTGCCGGCGGCGGAAACGCATTGTACCTGCACCGGGACACCGAAGAGCTTTACGCAAAGCATATCCTGGCCGAAGAAAAACGCATGGACCGAAAATCAAAAACGGCAAAGTGGGAACGGATTCGGCCGTCGAACCATTTGCTTGACTCGACGTGCGGCGCCGTGGCCCTGGCTCAGCCGCAATGGCTGGGCGGCGGCGTGAACATCCTGGCCCCGCGGATCGTGGTACCGCAGACAAGCCAGGCGGTGCAAAATCAACAACGTGTTGCTAAATCAAGCTGGATGACCCGAAGATAAAAGGTGATGCAGATGACAAAATTTAAGATCGTCTTTCTGGACGGCAAGGAAATTAAAGTCAAGGCTCTGAATTTTTCGGCAGCATATATAACGGCGGCGTATTCCCGGATAAAATCCGGGGAGGCTTCGGTAAGACAATTAATCATTGATGAAAAAGCAAGTTCCATTATCGGTCCGAAAAGACGATCCGAGGATAAGGCATCTTGATGGCGGACATCAAAAACAAATATGTGACGATAAAGGTTGTAATGGAAACGCTGAGCTGCAGCGAGCGGCATGTTTACGATCTCATCGTCGAGGGATCGCTCAGGGCCATTAAGATCGGCGGCCGCGCCGTGCGCATATCGGAAGAATCGCTCGATGATTTTATCAAGAATCACGAAATTAACCCGGAAGATCTCTTTGATCCGGACCTGGAAAAGGAACAGCCGGCACAAAGCACACAGATAGCGCGGTCGAAATGGCTTGCCAGGTGAAGAAAAGGTTCGAGGTTCAATGTGAAAAACAACGTCATTCCCGCGCAGAGCGGGAATCCAGGGGGGGATTAACAAAATGGAAATTAGCGCAGGAAAAGGAAGGCTGATTGCTGGATATATCGTAAGAGAGTCCGATGGCGTTGATGGGCTTTTAATTCGTACTGCCATTTCTGAGGTAGATAAACCCGTACCCATTGGTGAAGTGGTCGAGTTTCGTGAATCAGACGTTGTTATTTGGTTTGAAACGCGCAAGTCTATAACTGAATTGCGACAATTATTAGAGGCGATTGAGCGCGTATCTTAGTTCCGTTCTAACCCGGCTTGCAAATCCGGACTGTTCGGGTATAATGGCGGCATTCAGTCGGGCCCGGTACAATTTAAAAGAGGTTCAATCTATGAGAGAAAACCAGATAGGTGTTATTCCCAGGACTGACGATAAATACGTGGACGTAGACCAGGTATTCAGTCTTATAGCGACGGAATTAGCGAATAGCAAATCAAAGCATTATGGATGCAGCTGGGTACTGAAAGCGGATGGAACGCTCGTCCATGTATGTAATGAAGGGAAATAACGATGGATGAAAAACTTAAATGGCTAGATAGCGTAAGCGAAGTGAATCAGTTAAAGAAGCGCCGGAATATAACCTTGACGCTCAGGCAGCCACTTGTCTTGATGCATGATCACACGGGAGGACCATTTAAAACACTTCCGGCTGGAACAAAGATCACGTGTACCGATTTCAAGGAAACGGTTGATTCTGGTATGGGCTTCAGCGTATTTGCTGAATCAACAGAAACTGGGCATGTTTGGCAACCGTGTTGGATGGATATGGGCTGGTTTAGTGAATTATACGAAGAAAAGTATTCAAAAAAATGCACCGACCCGGGTCATTGAATCGAAAATTCAGGAAGAACCAGGCAACCAGCCCCCACCCGGGGGCTTTTCTTTTTCTAACGGCCTCCAGACTAAACAGCTAAGATCCTATCGTTAACATTCGCCCCCACGAAATATTTATTTTTGACTTCATTTTTTTTGCACGGAGCGGCACGGAGCGGCACGGAGCTCCTTGTTCTGTTTTTTTTATTTTGCGATTCTGCCCCCAACAGAGACGTGAACCTAGAACATTGAACAGGGGTCTTTATGTCGTACACCGCCGCAGAATTGATAAAAGTCCAGGCCGCCCTTGTTGCCCTGGCCGAAGGCAGCCGCGTCGTCAGCGTAACGACCAACGGCAAAACAATCCAGTATGGCCCGGCTGATATCAAAGCTCTGCAGACCTTGCGCGACGCCATGCAGACGGAAATTGATTCCGGATCCACAACTACGCGGCGTTTCGTGCTCACATCGTCGGAAAAGGGACTGTGATTATGACGGAGCCCATGCTCAGCATTGTTGATCAACACGGCCGCGCAATTCCGCGATCGGCAATCGTTGGACCATATGAAGGCGCAGCAACCGGCCGGCGCATGGGCACCTGGGGAACATCCGGCGCCGGCGTAAACAGCAATCTTTTCTCATCGCTGAACTACTTGCGCGGCCGTAGCCGCGAACTTCGCCGCAACAATCCCCTGGCCGACGGCGGCGCCGAAAGTTACGTTGCCAATATCATCGGATCAGGCATTAGTCCCCGCTGGCAGTTCAAAGACAATCCGACATTGAAAGAACAGATCCAGGAAAAATGGAGCGACTGGACGGAAGAATCCGATTTTTGCGGCCTGCTTGATTTTTATGGCCAGCAGAGCCTCGGCGTATCCGGCATGATCGACGCCGGCGAATTTCTGAGCCGGTTTATTGATGTCGGGCCCGGCGAATACGACACGGTTCCCTTGAAAGTTCAATTGCTCGAAGCTGACTATCTGGATGAAACATTTCACAGCGTTGCCTCCAACGGGAACGAGATCCGGATGGGCATCGAATTCGATAAGCTCGGACGGCGCGTGGCCTACTGGATATGGAATGATCACCCGGGAGAATCAATATCTTTCCGGAACTATGCCCTCGAGCGCGTCCGCGTTCTGGCCGAAGATATGCGGCACGTATTCAAGCCGGTGCGGATCGGGCAGCAGCGCGGCCGGCCCTGGCTGGCATCCATCATTGTCAAATTGCACGAACTGGACGGATATAGCGACGCCGAACTTGTGCGCAAGAAGACCGCCGCCCTTTTCGGCGGGTTTATCGTTGAGACGATGAACGCTGAGCGCCAGACTGCCGGCACACTATTTGGCAGACAGGCCGGAAAAGACGCCAACTTAAACGATATTATCGCCATTGAGCCGGGCACGTTCCCGGTTTTGCCGATCGGCAAGGATGTCAAATTCTCCGCTCCCGTCGATGTCGGCATAACTTATGAAGTCTGGATGAAACAGCAGTTGCGCGAAATCGCCGTCGGCATGGGGATCACGTATGAGCAACTCACCGGCGATTTATCCGGCGTCAATTATTCATCCATCCGTGCCGGCCTGCTGGAATTCCGCCGCCGCATAAACCAGCTGCAGTATCAAATCATCATCCATCAATTCTGCCGTCCCATAGTCCGCCGCTGGATGGACACCGCCGTAATGTGCGGCGCCCTGAAGATTCCGGATTATTACCAGAACAGAAATAAATATCTGCGCATCAAATGGCGTCCCGACGGTTGGGCCTGGGTCGATCCGGTCAAGGATCAGCTGGCCGAACAGATGGCGATCCGCAACGGATTCAAGTCGCGAGCCCGCACCGTCGCTGAAAGAGGAGATGACGTGGAGAATGTCGACCGTGAAATCGCCGAAGACAATGAACGTGCGGACAATGCCAATCTTGTCCTGGACAGCGACCCGCGCAAAACTTCCGCGTCCGGCGCCATGCAAAAAGCCGTTGAAGCGGTTGTCACAGAAACCACGCCGGCAAGCCCGGCAAAAGGAGCAAGCGAATGAAAAACGTATCTCTCATGCAAGTAGCCGCCCGGCTGATCAATACGCCCCTGTTGATTCATCCGGAAAGTCTCAATACCTTGTTGAACATCCTGGCGACGCATATCGGCGGCAAGGCCATGGCTGCACCTGGTAAAACGGCGGCGCTGCCCGCCGGCATGTCCACGCGGTCGAGTGTCCAGGCGCAGGGCGGCATTGCCGTTATTCCGATCTGCGGGATCCTGGCCTACAAGAGCGATGACTTCATGGAGTGGCTGTTCGGCGATACGTCCTATGAAACGATCCGCGAACAATTTCAGACTGCGCTTGCCGATCCGAACATCAGCGGCATCGTCTTTGACGTGGACAGCCCCGGCGGAGAAGTGTGCGGCTGTTTTGACCTGGCCGATGAAATCTACAATGCCCGTGGGATCAAGCCGATTTCTTCCGTCGTCAATGAAGTGGCCTATTCCGCGGCGTATCTTCTCGCATCGTCCGCGGAAAAGGTTTACATCCCGCGCACCGGCAGCGCCGGGTCCATCGGCGTCATCATGGAGCACATGGACCAGAGCAAATATGATGAAAACATCGGCGTTAAATATACGCCCATCTTTGCCGGCAGCCACAAGAATGATTTTGATCGTCATTCCCAGCTTTCCCCGGAAATGCTGCAGACTGCCAAGGGCATCGTCGACAGCCATTATGAATTATTCATCAAAACAATAGCCAGGAATCGCGGCATGAGCCCGCAAGCTGTCCGGGATACGGAAGCCGCGTTGTATTTTGGAAAGAGCGCGGTGGATATCGGCCTGGCCGATTCCGTAACTCCCTGGAGCAAGGCAATGAGCGAAATAACAAAGAAGAAATCGAAAGGAGGCACAAATATGAAAGCGTTAGTGGAAAAATTGCGGGCGGCTTGTGCAGACGCACCCGCGGAATTGATGGCATCGGCATTCGCCGAAATGGGGTTTGTAGCGAAAGCGCAGGGCGAAGGCGTCTTGATTTCAGTCCCCAATATTGCGGCGATTGCGGGCGCCCTGGGCCTGACACCCGAACAAGTGAGCTCGGACCTGAAAGGCGTGGACTTGGGCGCAGCCAAAGCCGCAGCCGAAAAGGCCGTTCGTGCGCAGATCGTTTCCGTGTTGGAAGTATGCGCCCTGGGCGGCCAGGAAAAGATGGGGCTTGGCTTGGTCAAGGATGGAACAAGTCTGGAAGACGCCAGGACAAAGATAATCGAAGCCAAGGCCGCGGGGTCTCAGCAGGTCACGATTAAAAGCACCGTCACGTCTCTGGGGACCGGAGAGGTCAGTCCGCTTGTTGCGGATGCACGGCAGCGCGCGGAGGCGGCAAAAAATAAATAATACGTCATTTCGACGCATGATGATCGAGAGACGATAACAATCAGCCAAAATGCGACAAGGAGGAGAAAATGAAAACTTTGATGATCTTATTGAGTTTTATAGCAATTGCAATCATGCAAATGGTCCCCGATATCGGGAGAGCTATCCGCAAAAAATTATATGCCGAGCGCGGTTCGATCGCGGAGGGAAATCGGCTCAATGACATCCTGAAATATGAACAGGACAATAATTTTTCCCGGGAGGCTGTCATCATTAAGACTGGTCAGGATCTGGCCGTTGGCGCCGTCCTGGGGAAAACGACTCTCGGCGCCTGCCCTGCTACGGGCTCGCTCTTATCCGGAGCAACCGGCGCCGGAACAATGACCGGTGTCACCGCCGGCGCGAAAGCAAAAAAAGGAACATACACGATTAAGTGCGTCAATGTAGTCACCGGAGCCGGCTTGTTTTCCGTTGAGGATCCCGACGGGATCGGCCTGCCGAATGCCGTGGCCGGCGTTGCTTACGTGCATGATCAGATTAATTTCACCATCAACGACGGAAGCCCCGATTTTGCCGTGGGCGATACCTTCACGGTCACCATTCCTGCAGGCGACGGCGATTGCGTGGCGATCGACTTTGACGCCGTAGACGGAAGCCAGAATGCCTATGGCATTTTGACGGCAGCCTGCGACGCATCGCTGGCCGATAAACCGGCCGTAGCTATTGTGCGCGAGGCGGTCGTGATTGAAGCTAATCTGGTATGGCGGACGACTTCGCCGGCCGTGTCTGATGATCAGAAGGCGGCGGCTATGGCGCAACTGGCCGCTAAGAACATCATCACCGCGAAGGAAGTTTAAGAATCAGGAATG